GGTGTAAGTTAATGGTGTAAGGTTGTTCATAAGTCGAATTATCAAGAATTATGAAGACTTATGAAGGGTTATTTAATCCAACGGCTTCATTGTCGGGATTATAAAACATTCACTTTGCAAACCCTCAATGTTTCGGCGTTTGCCTTGATTTATCAAGGTTTTCCGCACTTTTCACATCTCATAAGTTCTTATAAGTTTTTATGTTTTCCCCGCCTATTGTGTTAAATTCTGTGTTAAATTCGTGTTATGAATCTTTCGTGATAATCGAGCCAATCAACATATTTTCATAACGCCTTCAAGCCGTTCAAAACTTGCCTTTTTCCGGTCTGTGTTCGATTCATTGTAAATATCCATCGTTGTTGTAATGTCAGCGTGTCCCATTATTTCTTGAATCAATTTCAAATCGGTTTCGTTCTCACATAGACGGGTACAAAATGTATGGCGGAGGATATGTGCCGAAAAATCGGGTAATATATCCGGTTGTCTATGCTCTTTCTTTGCAAGTTCTTTTTCGTATTCGTTATAGTCCCTTACAACCATTTTAATTGCTCTATTTACGCAATGGGGGCTTTGTACTTGCCCGAATCTATTAACCCAAATAAAGCCCGTGTAACCGTCAATAACATCTTTACAAAATCCGTTTTCTTGCATCTGTCTCATTCTCTCTTGCATAAATGCTTTTCTTACATCGTCAAACATCGGCACTATTCTTGTTCCTGCCTCTGTTTTCGGTGTGGTAATGTGAAATTCACATTTTCCGCTATCCTGAAGGCGATATATTAAGTTGTGATTGATATTGATTATATTGTCTTTGAAATCAATATCCTCCCACCTTAAACCGAGCATTTCACCAATTCGGCAACCCGTACCCAAAAGGCAAGTAAACAAGGGAAGCCAATGCGAATAGGTTTTATTATTTGCAACAAAATCGACAAATGCGGATTGTTGGTTTTCGGTTAATGCGTGTTTCCTCTTTTTAGTCCAATCGGTTGATTGCTTGATTTCTTGCATTATGCCATCCGCCGGATTTTTGCGGATATAATCATCTTTCACCGATTGACCGAAAATAGGATGTAGGATTGTATAAATGACTTCTACCGAATTAGGCTTGAATCCTTGTGCTACAAGCGACAACATAAACTTTTTAATATCGCTGTTTTTAATGGTTGATATGTTCTTTGCACCAAACACCGGGGAAATATACTTGTTATACATATACTTGTAATTCGTCCGGGTTGATTGCTTCAATACTCTTGTTTCTATGTAGTCGGCAAAGAATACATCAAGTGTGGTTTTCTTCTGAACGATAATACCATCATCCACATCTTTATTGATTTTCTTTTCCATTTCCCTTAAACATTCGCATTGCCGCTTTCCGTTTGGTACTCTGTCCGTTTCAACCAATCGCCAAGAATAAACGCTTTTTAATTCGTGTTTGGTATCGTAATATCTGTATAAATACCTCCCGTCTTTCTGTTGAAATTCGTTATCTCGTAAGATTCGCCCTTTGTTGTCCTTTCTCTTTTCTGCCATTATTTAGCCTCCTTTAAGAGCCAATGACCGAAAAGAACATCATCAAGCATAGTAATTATATCACAATGAAGCCAAAAATGCAATAGGTTTTTCCTAATTTGTTTGTTTTCGTGTTTTTCCATCTTATTCTTTCCTTCTCTTTCTTAAACGGCATTGACCGTATCTAAAAATAATTCAAATTTCTTTCGCTTTATTTGAATGCGGTTGTTATTGAAAAATACCCAATCCGCCTCCGGGTTATCGTGTGCAATGTTTCTTAATTTGTTTTCACCAATGCGGAAATACTCCGCCGCTTCTTCAATACTTAACATATACTTTTCCCAAATCGGGATATTGAATTTCTTTATATCTTCCATTCTTTCCTCCATAATAGAAAAAGGGAGCATACCAAAAATGATATACTCCCTAATTGTTTTAATTAGATTTATTCGATTTTCAGCAATTCCGGATTTGCATTAACTACATCTTTAACAACCAAATGTATAAAATTTTCCTTGATTGTTTTCCATTCTTCATCGGTTAAATCCGGGTTTTGCTTTAATGATTCATCAAGCAGCGTTTTCATAATCTCCGTACCCTTTTCAGAGTTCAAAGCCATAACCACCGCTTGAACAAGTTTATTTATTGTTTGTTCCATTCCGTATTACCTCAAATTGTTTAATATCCTTTGTATTCCATCGGTTTTCCTCTAACAAGATTTTTATATAACTTGCTAATGTCAATGGCTCAAAGTGTTTTATTTCTTTTCCCCATATCGTTTTATATTCGCAATAACTATGCCTTGCTCCCATTGTTGGAGCAGTCCCGGAAAAACAATAGTTTTCATTCGGTTCGATGCCTTGCAAATATAAATCATTTGATTTTATCGCATAGTCAAACATTGCATTACCTCAATTTAGGTTTATATGTAATCTTGACTTTACACGGCAGGTTAAAGCGTAATTTGTTAATGCGGTTATCAATGGTATTTTCCACAATCGGAAAAACAAAGTTAAAATCATTATTCAATTTGTGGGTTTGCGTTTTATTGGTAGTAATGATTTGTGTTTCACCGTCAATAACAATCTTTTCACCCACTACACAATTTTTAATTTCCGTGCTTGTGTCGGTTGTAGCGTTATAGATTTGTAAATCACCTTGCCGCATTATATCAATCTCAAATCGGGGATATGTGATACCTATTTCGTCATTCAAATCCGTAAACTTAAATTCTTGATTAGCATCAGAGATAGTCCAATTATAATATTGCTCCTGCCCTTCGGCAAATGCGGAATCCGTTGTTAATACGCATTTCAGCCCTATCAATTTACCATTGGTTAAGATTTTATCCACATTGAAAGAGCCATAATAAATATGTGATAGTTCATCATCTTCATTTTCTCCGATAAAAGAAAATGAAAGAAATTCCCTTCGGTTTAACCATCTCATTAAATCCCGAAATTCATCATTGCTAATTTCAATGTTATCAACCTTATCCGGGTTTTTGCAAATCTCAAATGAAATAGATATAGTTTCCTCATACTTTGCACCGTGCAATCTATGTTGTTTACCATTGAAAAACGGCACTTTATCGAATGTTATCTTGCTTCCGCCGCTTTCGGTAGTCATTCCACCATCGCCCGAAACAAAAGCAATCATACAATTATAATCACTTAAATATTGCCCGTCATATTCAAAATCAGAGTATGCCATATAACGCCTCCTTATTGTTTTTAATCATAGTATCTTTATATCCTTTATACGCCCTCTATAACGGCTTGTATGGCGTTTGTTTGCCTTGTTAGTGTGTTTATATAGATAAATAGAAATGCCGTTAAAACGGCTCTAAACGGCTAATAAGGGCATATAATATAAACGCAAAAGAAAAGGGCGTATCAACCGTAATTGACACACCCAATTTCTTAAAATTGATATTTATTTTTTGCAAGGGATGATTTACCCGCCAATCGGTCAACGGTCATTGATTGAATCATATTTTCAAAGTTTTTATCCGTTTGTGCCTTTTTCATAGTGTTCTTATAATCGGTATCATCCTTTGTAGCAAAATAGATTTGCATTTTCTTTACAAATTCTTTTTGTGCATTCGTCATTGTTCAGCCCTCCAATTATACGGGGATAAATTCAGAAACGGCATTTACAACATCATCAATTTGTTTATCGGCTATATCTTTGACTTGTTCCGCCGCATCCTTATCAAGAACGCCGGAAACGCTAATATTGCCTTGATGAATAGTAATTGATTTACTTGAAGTTGTTACACCGTGAGCAGAGCCAACATTAAACGAATCAGCGAATTTATCAATCAATCTTTCCGCACGGTCAAGAAAATAATCAAATACGGTTGTTATGCCGTCCGTGCTAATGGTAAGATTTTTATTTAATGTGCCGCCGGAATAGTTAGCCGATAATGTAACATTCTTTTTAATACTTTTGTTTGACAAAGCATCCGTTTCAAAGTCCGCAATGTCATCCGCCATATCTTCAAATGTTGAAAGAACATCATCCGCCATATCTCCCGCCGCTTCAATAGCAGTATCGGCATTATCTTCAATACCAACCGCCAAACCTTCGGCAAGAAATTCACCAAATTCCGCCGTTTTCTTTGACGGTGAATGAATACCGAATAAGCCCTTAATGTAACTTAAAACGGATGATACCCAACCTTTTAATTTACCATAGAGCCAACCCACGGCATCCGAAATACCATTGAATAATCCTTTTACAAGGTTTAATCCGGCGTTTGCAATCTGCGGTACGCCCTCAACAATGGCGGTAACAAGTGATTTGATAATCTGCGGAATTGCCTTTACTACCGCCGCTATAATCTGCGGTAAGTTCTTAACCAATGATACAAGCAATTCAACACCGGCTTGAATAATCAAGGGGATGTTATTTGCAATCGCATTGATAAGACTTGAAATAATTTCCGGAATAGCCGTTAAAATGGTTTGAATGATTGTAGGCAAGTTTTGAATTAAACTTACTAACAAATCAATACCGGCTTGAACGATAAGCGGAATATTACTAATAATTGCATTGATTAAACCGCTTATGATTTGCGGAATAGCCGTTAAAATCGTTTGGATGATTTGAGGCAATGCCGTAATAAGGGATGTTAATAAATCAATACCCGTTTGAATAATCTGCGGAATAGCCGATAAGATAAATTCAATAATAGATGTGATAATCTGCGGTAATGCCGCAATGATAATAGGAATGGCATCTAATATACCTTGTGCCAATCCCTCAATAACTTGTAATACACAATCTAACAATGTAGGCAAGTTATCAAGTATTGTTTGAACAATCTGCAATAACACATCTACAACGGTATTAATCAATGTAGGTAAATTCTCCGCTATACCCGTGCATACCGTTTCTATAATCTGAATAGCCGCCTCCGCTAATGACGGTAACAAGGAAACAATACCATTAACCAATTCCATTATAATGGTTGTTCCGCTTTCCATAATTTGCGGGACATTCTGAATAATAGCATCCGCCAAAGTTAAAACAATGGATGAACCCATTTCAAGGATTTTCGGAATTGCACTTGAAAGATTGTTTACAAATCCGGTAATACCTTGATTGATTAAACCTATACCGCTTGAATCGCCGGAAAAGATTTTAGTTAATCCATCCATTACGGATGTTACTGAAGGTAAGAATTGAGCCAATGCACCACGACTTAAACCACTTACGGCAGTTTGTAAGTTTTGTAATGAATCTTGAAATGTTGCAGCATTCGCCACGGCTTCATCACTCATTACACCGCCTAAATCGTGTACTTGTTGTTTCATTGCCGCCGTATCTTCGGCGGACATATTTAATAATGCTCCTAATTCCGTTGCACCTTTGCCGAGCGTTTGTCCGGCAAGATATGTTCTTTCCGTTTCATCGGTTACATTCTGCAAAGCGGTAATAGTAGCGTTGAATAATTCTTCTTGCGACATATTCGCAATTTGTTCTTGCGATATGCCTAATTTGTCAAATGCTTCACTTCCACTTTCGGCAGCCGTTGCAAGTGTTTTCATACTTGCTTTCAAGCCCTCTATTGAAGTTCCGCAATGTTGCATAACGAAATCCCATTCTTGATAACCGGTTGCAGAAATACCCATTTTCTGCGACATCTTATCAATGTTATCTCCGTATTGGGCTAAATTCGATATGCCTTTTGCCGTTGTACCTACAAGGGCAGTTACGCCCGTTGTAACCGCACCTATGGCGGTTGTTAGTCCTTTACCGATACCACCGGCAACGCTTGATACCTTGCTTGAAAAGGATGATATACTATTGTTTGATTCTTCCATTCCTTTCTTAAATTCGGAAGCATCAAATCCTAATCTTGCTTGATAATCATATACTGTTACGGACATAAAAAAGCACCTATCCTTTCATAAGATAGGAGCAAAAAAAGTAATATTAACTTAACTTAACATAGATAGTAATTTTGCTTTATTCGCTCCCGTAAGTTTCGGGGGCGTATTATCGGCTTTTTCTTCTGTACCGCTATTTTTACTATACTCTACATTCAATTTTTTCATTATATCTTTGAGATATGCCAAGTTGAAATCATCATCATTTCTTAATTCATTTATTACAACGGTTTTCACTAAATCCTTAAATATAAATATTGGCATATCCATAACATCTTTATAACTGTTACTTGTTTTCGTAACGATAACCGAAATATCATCCATAAGATTTACAAACTTACCGGAAACAATTTCATTTAATCTTTGAATTTCGTTTTTTATTTGTTCCCGTTTTCTTGCATCCTCTGATTTTTCGCTTTCTTTCTTAACCTCTAAATCCGGGATAACAAAACATTCATTTTTCAAAATATCGTTAATGGCTTCCATTAACTTTGTAATGATTTCAAGTTGATTTTCGGTTGAAATGTTTTCAATCACCCAATCAATAGAAATGTTGTTATTATCCAATGATAGAAAATCGGAAACAATACTTGCTATTGTATCAATTTGAAATTCCGCATTTGTCGAATCTTTCAATGCGGTAATTTCTGCAAGTGTCTTGTAATATAGTCCCGTTGGAATATTAAGAGCAATAGGAAAATCCCTATTGCCATTATTACCGACTAAATCAACATTTAATTTTCGTTTGTAATCAAGGAATGCCGCTATATCGTTTATCATAGCATTACCCTCCTTGAAAATTATTTAATTGTCGGTTTGTTCGTTTCCTGCGGTTTAATATCCATAAGTCCGGCGATATAGTTAATTAAGCCAATCAAAACAAAGTAATCATTAAATCCGGCATTAACATCATTCATTGTGTATTCGATACCATCGGTATTAAGGTTGATGAGTTCCAAACACCACTTTTTCAAAATCTCAAATGCTCCGGCGTATTTCTCCGGCTCATTAACATTGATATTCTCAAATTGTTTTGCTTCTTCAAGATATTTAATCATATTAGCCGCAAAAGCGGTTGAGAAATTACCGCTAATCATATATGTTCTTCCGTTTAAGTCAGTAATCGGAATATCCGGCTTTTTCCATTGTCTTGCATCAAATCCATTATTAACGGGTCTATCATTCTGCGGTCTATATCCATTATTAAATCCATTATTATATCCATTACCGTTGTATCTATTGTTATTGTTATAATTCTTCTTATACCCGTTGTTTCCTCTATTGTTATAATTATTATAAGCCATAATAGCCCTTCCTTTTCTTCAATTTGTTTTCAAAAATAATATTGCAATATCATTTTTACAATAAATAATAAAAAAAGATAGATAGAGAGAGATTATATAATCCCTCTCCACCTATCAAAAGCAATTAAATATTGCGTGTGTAATAAGTAGTACCAACCGCAAAAGCATCAATATCCGCTACGGTATAAGTATATGAACCTTCAGAGCCGGAACGGGTGTAATATGTTTCGTCCTCATCAAATGTTGCACTTGTAGCAACGGCGGTATAAATAAAATGTGTAATCTGCTCAATCCAAGCCGCACCAATATCACCGTTAGGCATACGAACATTGTTAAGCCCGAATGTATAATTAAGCGTTACGGGGTCATCATTATTGAAATCAAGTTCAAATGCGGATGTCCATTGTGCCTTCGGCATAACAAGTCTAAATTCCTCTCCGGTGTCCTCATCTTCACCAACGAAAACAAGAGCAACGGCGGGGCGTTGGTCTTTTTCGCCCATATAGGTTGTTTTCTTGCGGGCATCGCTTTCATCTGCGGTAACAACCTTATTACCGCTAAACTTTTTAATCTTTTCGGGATTATATGAGAAAATGCCGGTTTCAAATGTAGTATTGTATTTAGAAATGAAGTTAGTAACATCACCATAGTTAGCGGATGTAATTGTCTTTGCTTCGGGTTCACGAGCAAACACCGCATTTTCTTTGATGTAACCTAATTCATCCATTTCCTCTAAATCATAGTTTGTACCGTCAAAATCCTTTGCGTTACAAGCATACAAATATCCCGAACCGATTAAAACACCATCTTTATCAGTTGTAATAAATTTCATAGTTCGTTAGTTCCTTTCTATAAAAGTCTTTTAATAGCGTTATTCTTTTTTAATTAAACTAATTTACATTCAAAAATCAGTTTATCAATATACATTTGATTGTTTGTATCAAAATAAATACCGCCTTCATTGCTAAATGTCAATTTAACATAATTGCCAATATCACAAGGGCGGTTATAACAATCAAGCATTTTAACAATAGCATTTTTGATAATAACAACATTTATCATTTCTTGTGCCATTGCCTTTATTTCAATCGAATAATGGCGGACGGTATGCCCTCCGTTTAATTCGTTAAATTTTATGATAACGGCGTTCCCGGATGTTAATTTGTGGGATTCGGGCTTTTCAATCAAATAAATTGCCTTTGTTGTGTTGCTATTGTTCACACTAAATGTTAAACCCGTCATTGTCGGTAAATTCGCCGTCAAATAATCTTTTAAGTCTTTGAATGTTTCCACAATTATTAACCTCCTACCGTTTTTAATTCTTTTACAACAGTTTGAAAATAAGTATCAAGATTACTATTTATCGCCCTACTTAAATTCCCGTGATAATCATCTTCATAAATGGCATACGGTATATTAGAGCCGACAGCACCTTCAATAATTCCATCGTTGCTTTCTACCGTATATGTCCAACTTCTACGCAATGCACCGGTTTTAGTATGCGTTAAATCCATCGTATCACCTTGTAATTGTAAACACGCCTTTGTCATTCCTCTTTCGGCAGCATTCAAAACCTTGTTCATTTCCGATTCAAAGTTATTTATGTTTTTAGGCATTGTCAGCCCTCTTTACAAGTAAAACATAGTAATCATCCCATTCCGTAATATTGGCAATGGAATAATTATTACCGCCGATAACAACAAAAGATTCCTTCTTGATATAACCACCAATAGAGGCAGTTTTATCAAAATAAACCGTATAATCGTATTCTATAACTTTGCCGGATTCGTCATAAATGAGTTTTCCGCTATTCGGTTGAACATCTGCACGGAATGCACCGCTTGAATATCTTTTATTGCTTTTTTTGTAAAGCCCGGTTTCGGAATCTTCCTCTTGACCGTAATAATAGATACTAATTTGTTTATTGTTGAAGTATGAAAAATCCATTATATCACCCTCAATTTTCGGGGCGGTAATGCCGCTTTAACTTCCGCCGTTAATCCGTTGTTATCAATTTCAATCGTATTAGAACGGAATGAAACGGAACGGCTACCCTGCGATTGTTGTTGAACGAAAACATTACCTTTCAACATTCCCGTGTCATTCTTCGCATTATTGAAGTAAGCCATAGCGAGTTTACAAATCAAGGTTTGATATTCCGCTTTAACTGTTGCAATGTTTGTTGAATCGTAATCAATCCAAAGATAAGAGGCAATAGCCCTCCACGCATCATCAATATTGATTAACAATTCGGCTTGATTATAGGTTATATTATTTTCCGTAAAATAAGCACCAATATAACCGTATTCATCCGCATAGACGGATGACAAAGTATTAAAATCCATAATTTTATCCTCCGTCATTAAATGAAATGGGGAATAGGCAGATTATACCCATTCCCCATATTTATTATTTCTTTGTGCCTTTTGCACTTTTAGGAGTTTTATTTTTTGCTTCCGCTTTTTCGGCTTTCTTAACCTCTACGGGTTTTTCAACCTTTGCGGATGCTCTTATACCCGCACTTGTAACCATTGATTAGTCCTCCTGTTTAGGTTCGAGAACCAAACCGGAAAGGTCATAAATCTTTGTTACATCTTCGTGACCTTCGGAATGTGCAACAACCTTGATTTTCTGTTGGTTATTCTTAATGTAACCAATAAAAATACCATCGTTATCAAGAGTTACGGCATCATCGTCACCGCCGATAATCTGCACCGTAATAGTGTTGTCGGTATCTTCGGCAAGGTCAATGTGTAATGCAATATAGTGTCCCGACTGCAAAGCAGAATTACCGCTAAATCCGGTGTAACCCTCAACATATTTGAGAGTACCGGAAATAGTATCTTCGGTATTTGCAATCTTATCATCGTGAATCACAATATCTGACTGCAAATCGGTAATTGCTTTACCTAAAAGGCTTACCGTGATGTCGGTATCGGCGATAAGCCCCATTAAAAATTTGCGGTCTTTACGAGAATAGCATCGGCATTTGTAACCTTGTGGGCGTACACCTTTCTACCCTGAACGGCAGAAGCACCGATATATTTACCCGACTGTGCCAAATCCTGAAGGTGAACATCAACCGCCCATTCCTTAACACGAGTAGCATAATCGGGATGTCCTGCGACAAATTCAACACCGTCACCGAGGTTAGAAGATTCAAACACAAGGAATCCGGCAATCATACCGATTGCACCGGTCTGAAGGATAGCATCGCCGAGGTCGGAAGCCTTAATGAAATCATCGGATTTCAAAATAAGAGCGTAAACATCGGGATTGACAATAAGCCATCTGCGGTTATCGGCGGGAACACCAACCTTTGAAAGAGTAGTACGAGCATACACAATCTTATCATAAACGGTTGAAGATGTGAGAGCATCGGTATCGTCAAGAGTAGTACCACCGGAAACGAGTTCAGCCGCACCGTCAACATCAAGAGTAGCAGCCAAACCATAAGCAGCCGCATCAAGTCTATCGGCAATCATTCCATCGGAAACGGCGGAAGCCTCATAACCGTCAATAAGTTCATTAACGGCTTTATCCTTGTTAATAGTAATAGTGATGTATTCATCGGTATCGGAAGTAAGAGAAACACCGTTAGTCTTGCTATAATTAGCAACGGTAGCAGCACCCGTGCGTCTAACTTTTACCGCACCCGCTTTGGGGTCTCCCTCATAACGATTGTTGAAGATTACACCGTCTTTAAGCACGAGGGCAGCACGAACCTTTGTATCTACAAGTTTAGAATATCTATCAATTAAAGTAGCCATAATAATAAATTCCTTTCTTAAATAAAAAATTTTAGTTTTGTTTTGTTTAATTTATAATTTATGCGTTCTTTGAATAACGCTATTAAAAGCCCTTTATAGGCAATAAAAATAACTCTTATTCGCCGGACAATTTCAAGCCGGGATTAAGAGCCATAAAAGCAGCCGTTACGCCGTCAACCTTTACGGGTTCACCTTCAGGCGGAACATAACCACCCTTTAATTTTTCATCCACGGCAGCACCGATAGCGGTTGTAAATGCCTTTTCAAGTTTACCTAAATTCGCCGTTGTAGTCTTTTCATCTGCTCCGATGAAATAATCAATCAAATCAACGGGTAATTTCTTTTCGGTGGCAATTTGCAACGCTTTATTAGTTAAGTCTTTGCGTGTGGCTTCTGCCTTCATCTTTTCAAGTTCCGCTTTGACATTAGCAAGTTCAATGTCTTTTTCGTCTTTTTCGGGGTATCTCTTTTTGATTTCGGCATCCACTAACCCGGCAAGGTTATTATCCTGCCAAGTTTTCAAACCTTTATTGAAATGTGTATCGAGTTTAGGTTGAAGAATCTTTTTACCGTCATCGCTTTCAAGATATTTATTTACTCTTTCGGCGGTAATATGAGAATTGATATATGTATCAAATTCGGGTGTATTTTCAAATTCTTTCATTGCTTCGATAATTTCAGTAATAGTCATAGTATATTTTCCTTTCTTTCCTATATGTATTTGATAATCCATACAGTTCTTCAAGATTATTTTTTTTAATAGTTGATAGTTTATAGCCCTATAAGTTCAAATGCCCTTTATAGTTCAGATAAACGGTATATATAGAAAAACACCCTCCGACATTTGCCGGAAGGCATTTTTAACAAAGTTAAATGAAATGGCTATTTTCCATTTCGGCGGGCGTAAGAATCATAGCCCAATACTTTTTAAGTGAATTAGATATGTTTTGATTTCTATTGCCGTAATTGGCATTTTCTATGTTTGTAGCCCTTACAAGATTATAAAGGCAATTATTAGAATGGATTTCGTCAAGGTGATTTCCTTGTGGTTTATTTTCCACATTCGGCAGAAACGCATCAAGCACAAGGCGATGAACATATTTACATTTTTGCTTTCCGAAATAGGGCAATTTGACTTGATAATATCCTCTTTGGCTTTCCTTTTGCGGATGTAAAAATTTTTGTGTATCAAAGTTATATACTAATCCAAAATCGGAAATCAGATAATAACCATCACAATCAATAGGTTTCCAATACATCCCGTATGCCTTAATTGCTCCGCTATAATCGTATTGGCTACGGTCAATTTTATCTAAATCAATGCCGTACATTTCGCAATAAGTCTTTACATAATCTTCTAATTTCACTTTTTTAATAATTGTAGTTGTAGTATTCATAATTGTTTCATTCTCCTTTTTGTCTTTTGATTTTTTAGAATTTAAGATATTTATACTCCGGCGGATAATCGCTTAATCCGTCATTGTAGATTTCGGCAAAAGTCTTTATATTATCATCTTTGCCTTTCAAACACTCATCAATTAAAGCGGTATTGAATGTTATGTTTTCGTCAATGGTATCATCCATCAACAAAACCATAAACACCGAATTAAAACCACTTGTAAATGTGATGATGTTTTCCGTTTCGGAATAGTCAAAACTAACCTTATATTTTTTATCGAGTTCATTAGATAACAAATCTTTGACGGTATCAAAGTTTGATTTATCAATAAATAAAATAACTTTATATCCACCGTATTTAAGGCAAGTTTCAAAATAACTTGTGATAGTGTTAATCATTCTTTGCACCTTCCCATTCGGAATATGTCATATAGTCAATATATCTTTCCTTGTCCTCATTATCCGCCCTTTGTGAAGGTGTGTAACCGTCAACAATAGGAATGAGGCAGCACCGGCATCCCGGATGTTGTAACGGCGGGGCATTATCCAAATCAAATAATTTTCCGTCTAAATCAATGCAATCATCACAAGTATTACTTTCTAATGTTGCATCCCATCTTACTTTTTCAACAACGCCGGATTCCTTGTAAACATCCATTTGTGCGGTATTAACTACCCTTGCAAGTTCCGTATTTACTAAACGGGATGCCTGATAAGAGGTTGAACCGAAATCCTTTTTAATCTGTCTTGCTATTTCATTTGGTCTCTGTCCGGTCTGAACACAATTCACGACATCATTATGTATTCGATTCGCTAATTTGTTTGTGTTATTCCATATTCTTTCGGAAAAACGCAAACCATCAACGGGAGCATTAACGGCAGCATCAATAAATTCTTTTCTCTTAATGTTAAAATCCTTTTTAATTCCCATTGCGGAAATAGCGGAGGCAGTATTAACATATGCCGTTTCATATGATGATTTCAAGAAATCGGAAACAATCTTTGTTTCTTCATCCGATAGCCCTTGAACGCCGTTTACAATACTATCCCTTAATTCTTCAAGTAGTTTTTGACTATATACAATATTACCGTTATCATCCAAATATCGGACGATAACGGCATTAACATCATTTAATGTTTGATTTTGGGCGTTCTTATATTTGCCTAAAATCTTTTTGATTTTCTTTTTGGTATCTTTGTCAATATCGGCTTTTATTTTGACGAATTTATCCATCATTCATCACCGCCGAAATCGTCAATTTTATCCAATTCAATCATTTCATTATTCGCTTTTTCGTTTTTAATCTTTTCCATTTCCTGAATCGGATTTTCAATAAATGGCAATCTTGATAAAGCGGTTTCAAGGCTGATATGTTCGCCAATTCCTAATTGTGAAAGTCCTTGAATGATTGATATTTCATCCTGCGGGATGCAAGGTGCGGAATTGATTTTAATATCTGTCAATGGGTATTCCGTTCCCTTAATAGCCAAATATTCAAAAAGTCTTTCAATGCGTTCATAAACCGTGTTAATCACGATTTCAAGAATAACATTACATCTCTGCTCCAAAAATACAAGGCGATTTCTTAACGCCGTACCGCTTGTATTGGATTGCAATTTTTCATTGCCGTCAATGTGATTGCAAGATTCATACATTGCATTTCTTAATCTGTTTAGATTGTTTTCAATATATGAATCGGGCATATCCTTTGTAAGCCATTTAGCACTTGAATTTGATGAAGAAGGTAAATTTAACAAACCGTGTGTTTGTAATTGCTTTTCCGTTTCCCCATCGACTTTAACACCGGAAATAACCAAATAAGCACGGCGATAATCTGAAATCGTGTTCACTTGGTCGGAAAGAATTTCATTATAGGCATCCTGCAATTCCTTAATCTTGAAGTAAATCGTATCTTCTACATTTTCCATTTTACAAACGGAAACGGGAATACCATTAAACGGATGCTTTTTGCTATCAATCTTTGTTTTGCCTTTGTAAATGTCAATGTGTCCATCGGGATAATAAATATCCTTGTATTCCGCTTCATCATACTTTTTCTTGTAAAAGTGAATGAAACGAACCGGCACACCATCGGCATCACAATAAACAATAGCATTTTCCGGGTTTAAGATTCTTTCCGAAAATCTACCCTTTGAATCAATATAATTAAGGGCGTATGCAGTTCCGTAAATCTCCAATGTTCGCATAAGTTCTTGATTATGGGTATCTTTCCAATGAAATGTATTTTTGTAGATAGCATCAATCACATCTTTATTACCCGACAAAGAAACATATGATAATGGATTTCCTAAACTATATTGTACTTCTTCATCTACGAATTTAGATATAAACCCATTGATAACAACATTATTTGCACGGTTCGGGAATTTCTTGTAATTGTATTTAATATCCATATCGCCCTTATAATAACGAGCCATAGAATTATACAAGGTTTGATTGTTATGGTATTCTTCAACCATAAAATCAATTAACTGTGTATCTGTCATATTCTAATATTTTTCCTCCTTTCTTGCTTATAATCCAAATGCCGCCAAATCCAAAACACGCAATTTCGGTATTTCTTCTTCGATGGTGGTTATATTCTCAATCGCATCGGTAAGACTATCAATAGCATCATCGTGTTCGGTAAATTGACATCCACAAAAATTATAAATTTGTTGTAATGCTTGTTCATCGGCAGCATTAAAAATAATTCTACCGAAATTTATATCGGGGATGATAGCCCTAATGCGGTTATCTTTATTTTTACTACGCATTTTATTTATGATATTAAATGTGCGATTTCTCAATAACGGATGAATTTGTAACCGTTCCCGGAGTTTCGATACATCACTGCCCATAAAAACTTGTTTTTCAATGGATATGATTTCGATGTCTGTATACTGAACCAACAAATCAATAATACGGTTGATATAATCGTCAAATTCAAGCCGTTCAATAATTATCTTTCGGGCGTATTTCGTCTTGTTTTCCGTATCTGATAAGATAGTAAATGCGGAATAGTCCGAATTTGCATTTACGGTTGCCGCCGGGTCAATAGATAAAATCGTATGCGTAAATTCTTCCGATTCTATTTCTTCCGGTGATACCGCATACAAAGAATGTATTAACCTTTCGCCCAAATGGTCAATATCTGATTGATATTCCTGCTTGAATGATATAGGGTCTGCATAGTATTTCAAAGCCAATTCCATACGGTCATATTTTTCCCAAATAATAGGATAGTCCATTTCCGTTTTGTGTTCTTCGTAATACTTGCGGGCATCATCCATAGCAAAGTAATTATCTTTGTCGCTCAAAATTGATTTTACTTTTAACCAATGCTGATTTGTTCCGAAATAATCATCAATATCATCAAGCAAAATACATTTTTCCCGCTTGTGTTGCCATTCGATAGAATGACAAAAGGAATCATATACATCATTGCGGAATTGCACCGTTCCAACGGCTATACAATGGTTATTATCATTCTGCAAGCCGTTTAATGCTCCGTCATTCAATCTTTTAACAAGTTCTTTTCGGTTTTCTTCGCTTTTAATTAAGTCTCTTTCTTGTGAGTCATCCAACACAAGCAGCCCAATTCTTTTAGAATTATATTTGACTCCACGAATGCCGGATGTAGCAGAAAAGCATTGTATTTTTGACCTATTCGGGTATATATCTAATTCCAATTCCGATACATTGTTTTTTAAGTCCTTATTGCCGAAAATATCACCGAATGAATATTTAATATAATCATTATCCATAAGGATGTTTTTAATGTCGGCAAGAAATGTTTCCGCTTGCTTTTGCGTTGCGGAAATGATTATGTTATATGGATGTATGCAATAAACCGCACTCCATATAATACAAGGCAAACTAATAGAATTGGTCTTTGCAAAACTACGGGGGAAAATGTAACAATTCTTTGTGTTGTTTTTATTTAAGATGTTATCTTGAATTTCGCCCCATATTTCAAAATGTCGGTTTGATAATGGTACTTTGCCATCTGAATAATCAAATAGCAAATCATATAAATACAAATTGCAGAAATACGGAAAACATTCTTTTCCTAATGAATAAGCCAATCCGTGATATTCAAACAAATGATTTTGCTTTTCCGCAAAAAGTTTTAATCCTCTATCTTTGCCGTATAAAGCAATCAAATATTGTAATGTAATATCTTTTGCTTGTTGTTCGGTTAAGTTGTTAATGTTACCGCCTCCTGTCTTTGAAAATTGGTAGAGAATTGTCGGAAGCCCCCCAACCCTATAAGGGCATACAACGAAAATAGAAGGCATACGGGGTACATCTGACAAACTCAAACCGTTATATAAATCAAAAAGAAAACCAACATAGAAAACTATTCCGCCATATCAAGAGGAATAATAATCTTTGTTAGTTTTCTTTGTTACTCTCCCTCCGGCACTACCTATCTATTGTAGAGCCGTTATATAATCATTGTTGTTATCATCTTTCAATCAATAACAAACAATGCAATAGCCACACCATAACATATAGACATACCGCCATTAGATTGTATGGTAATCCGATGATTAACCAACATAAAACACAATATATAGCCATATCACAATGATAATGCACTATATACGGTGTAAAATGCTTGTAAAGTCCCTTGCTTTCCGTCATCGTGTCGCCAAAAAATTAACATAGGAACGGAAAAGGGGCTATAATATGGGGCTATAATAGCGGTGTATTATGTTATGGGCTGTGTTAAAATACGGCGTATAGGGATTAAAACCGCCGTATATAGATATAACCATAGAGGAAAAGCACGATATATTGTGTGTTATTCCTGCTATGGCTACATCGTATTTACTATAAGCACATCAAAAAAACGGTGTCAATAAAACACTTATTTTATTAACATTTCCATTCGCAAACCCTCAAAAATAGGGCGTTTGAAAGTCTTTATTTTAGGGGATTATAGAGTTTAACCGGATTTTCCGTATTTAGCGATAATCGGGGTTGTGTTATCCTCAATGCGTGTAAGGGCTTCACGAATATCATAATCATCTTGATTTTCCCGTTTATCTTCAACCGTAACGGATGTACTAACCTTGCCTAATGCTCTATCTACCCACTGATTGATTGCTTGTATCTTTGTTCTATTATCGCTACAATCGGTAAGTTTATAGAGTTTTTCAATCACTTCCGGTAATCGTCTAATAAATATCTGATGTGTGCGGTCTTTAATCTCTTGTTCGGTTCTGCCCAACTCTGCCTTAAATTCATCGCTTTGCATCCAATTATAAATTGTATTCCTTGCAACGCCTAATTCCCTTGCAGTCTCCGAAACATTCATATTTTTCTCAACCAACATTTCAATACATCTGTATTGCTTTTCGTTCAAATATGCCATTGAGCAACACCTCCTTTTTACACTATTTTTATACTATTATTTGAGCAATATATTTATTGGTTTAATACTCTTATATTTATAGTTAATCCGGCGTTTTAGGAATAAAATTTTGATTTGTCATTTTCATATAGTTAAAAGGCACTTTTTCATCAAAGTACATTTTAATATATCCATCAATATCCCTTTCGATAATGTTTAACAGTTCATCAATAGATGCAACACAATCTTTTGAAATCCCATACATATACATCTTGATTCCAATAGATTTATGATATAACCATAATTGATAGCATCTATTATCAAAAATATCCTCCGAATATTTAGTAAAATTTTCGTTATTGCTATTATCAACAATTTCCACAAAAAAATTACCGTCATAATCATAAGTTGTTGTTTTTATATTTTCAATCTTTTTCATTATTTCAATCTTCTTTCTTAAAATAAAACATCGGTCATCTGATAACCTCCGATTCAATCACTTTTTGCGATTAACCACCGCAAGAATAATAAGTGTTACGCAAATAATAGCCGTAATATAAACACTATTCATTTTTTCAAATCCTTTACAATACGAATAAAAAACCATATGATTTTAATAATATGCAAATGGCAGATATAAGCCATACAATAAAAATCGATACATAAACCATATTATAAATAATACTAAACATCATTATTTGTCATCCTTTGATTTTCTTTGATTTTATGATATAAACATCCTGCGGATGCCATAGCCCAATAATCAAATAATCCGCAAAAATCACGATATAAAAAATAATGGGCTATGTAAACTATTCCTTTAATAATAGAAATATATTTAATAAAACTCATATAGGAATAGTTTTAATTATAAGAGTCTCTTATTATAAACGATTCTTATTAAATATATATATAGGGGGAAGGGCTTGATAATTTACTAATAGCGTTATTTATCCTCCGCATATCTCAAACCCATATCCCGAAATCTTTTTGATATTGGTTTACTACCATTTACAAAACCGGAAATTGTAGTCATTTGAACATCGTAATATTTGGCACATTCCGAAATTGAATTGAAATACATTCCATCACAAATTACGGCTTTTGAATTTTTGCCGTTTTTGCGGTTAGTGTATTTCAGATTATCAACGGTGTTATTCTTCGGGTTTCCGTCAATATTCAAAACATAAGCATTATTTTTCGGATTCTCTAAAAATGCCTCCGCAACCAAACAACGCACAAATCGCATTGTTAGTTTATTGTTATCCTTTTGTTTCAAGAAAACATATAAGGCATCATTACCCGGCATTCTTTGTTGCATTAAAATTCTATCTTTCATTTTGATAACTTTGCCATTTTTATTTACAAGTTGATATGCAATGCGTTTTACACGCCCTTGATTACTTACGGCATATCTATTTTCAAATCCCGGTATTTCTTTCCATATCTCCATTGTTATCCTCCTTTGCATTTTGTAGTAATCTGTTTTTCCGTCTTTTCTTATATCTTTTATTCTTTTGGTTGCGTCTATAATTTTCCGTTATTCTATCGGCTTCTTCAACCTTTTCCATATCGAATTGACACCATACAATATTATCCGTGTATGGCTTCAATCCCATTTTCCGCCATTCATCCGGGTTTTGCCGTGTATGGCGTACCGTAACACAAGGCAAGCCGCCGAAATAATCCCATTCATCAAGCAGCGATTCAGCATATGCAACCGCTTCATTTAATGTATCGAATGGCTTTATAATGTGGGTATAATTACCTCTCAATCTTGCAACACAAAATTTATTATCCGTGAAAAACATATGAGAATATCACATTGGATGCTTAAAGATTTCAGAAATGAAATTTCCTAATTCTCTAACGGTAAATGTTACTTTTTTATCGAGCAATTCATCATTTGGTTCAATATCGACAGTGAACCCATTTTTAATAGTACGCCAGTCATATCTATATCCATTTTCTCTCAATTTTTGATATTCTTCCGGCTCTTGATATTCACCGGTTATTTTTTTCTCAATAATTTGATAAAGATTATCAAGCACTACATTCATATAAAAATAGAATAATTCACCGGCAATACCAAAAGCAAATCCAGCACAATCGGTTATATCCGCATTTTTTACTTTTTGAAAATGCCGTTTAATTTTATAATCATATTCATCTCTTACTCTATCAATGTTATTTTTAATAAAATCAACACCGAGTTTCAAATCATCTAATTCAGAGCCAATATTAAAAATATTATCATTCATTATGTTTTTCTCCTATCAACCAACGCTAAATAATTCTTCAATCAATTCGGCTAATTCGCCATAAGTCAAATTTACTTTTTCATTCTCTAATTCTTCGGGCGTTGGTCTTGCAACGAAGGTATCAAGCATAGCAAGCAATTTACTTTTATTTTCCGCCGTTAATTTATTCGGCTTTTTGGTTTCTTCGGCAATCGGTCTATCATACTTAATGATAATCGGGAATAATTTATCAAATAATGGCTTTTCCGGGAAAATGTACTTACCATTATATCCTTCACCTAAAAAACGATACATTTCCTTGTTATCTTCCAATAAGCGATTAACCATCTTTTTATCGTGTTCTAACATCTTATCGGGGATGAAGATTGCTCTATTATTGGTTTTCTCTTTTTCCACGGGAACGGCGATAAAATCATATCGTTCCGGCTTTTTCGCTTTCTCAAAAAGTCTATTCATAATCAAATCAACCGCATAATTAAAGCCATAAGCGGAGGCGGATGTAATAGCGTTCAGATGGTCAATTCCGATTAACGGATTCATTGCGTAATGCTCCGCTATTTCTTTCTTGAATGTTTCCGCTACATCCTGCGAAAATTTCTCCATATCGTCAGCCGTTACCGTAATATCGGATAATTGCAATTCATAATAATCTTTTTCATTCTTCATTTCTTTTTCCTCTTTCACCTTTCTAATTTGTAACTTGATTCCGCCGTCATCAATGCAATACAAATCTTTGATATTGACGGTATCAAAAATATCATTCAAAACATCCATTGCAGATGTATAACTTGTAAAATATGTTCTTTTAATGTGTAATCCGTCAATGTTGCTTTCCTCAACGGTAATACCATTTGCGAGTCCGTCATCAATAAAAATAGCAATGTCAACATCTTTCGGATAGTGTGCAGCCATAGCCACATTTAACATTTTCTTTGCTTCTTCAAAATTCTTTGTGTAAATAATCATTGTTCATTCTCCTTTGATTTTTTGATTTTATGATTTTTTCTTTGCATTTGATAATTCGGTTAATGCTTCCCGAAATTTCGGCGTATCTTCAAACAGAAACACCTTCAGCCACGGCAAGGATTTATTGGTTTCCGTGCGGATGATTTTGAATCCTTTATCGTGCAATTCGCCAGCCGTTTTTGCCCGGAATATCTTATACACTTTTTCATTTTCCATTTGCATTTTCCTTTCTTATGATTTTTTGATTTTGGCATAAAAAAAGGGCGGTATGCGAGTAATACCACCCAATTTTTACACAACCTATTCTATGCCGTCACGACACAAGCATAGATTAAAGATACTCCAAAAGAGGATGCCTCCTTTGGTTTATTTTTGCCCTATTTCCGGAATTGCACCGAAACAAGAAACTATCATAGGGATATTCGTACCGCCGGAGAAGAAAAAGAAACCGGCGATACTTTTTTAGGAGGTTTTCTAAAAATGTCAAAATTTAGAAAACAATAAAATAATTATGGGGCTTTCCCGGAATCGCACCGGCAAACTACATAAGCCCATATAGATAGCATACTACAAAGCCGTATGCAAGGGCTGTCAATACTGCGATTCGAGTTAGAAGTATTAAAGGGCTTTATCGGATTTGCACCGATATAAAACTATAAAGCCCATATAGAGAGCATATTATTATTTAACCGATATGCAAGCGGATTGAAAATTGGCTCAATTAAATAAACCCAAAATTCAGGAAAACAAAATATTGATAATTGGGGCGTTACCGGATTTGCACCGGTTAAGGCTCGTAACGCCCATATAGAGAGCATATTATTATTTCTCCGATATGCAAGCGGATGTTACGAAAAGAAAAAAGAAAGATAAAAGATTTCTCAAAAGGTATTATTGAGAATATCCCTAACCACAAAATGGATAATGAGGCAGAATTAAAAATTCACTTTTTAATGTGGTTTATTCCGGCGTTGCGGAATCGAACCGCTAAACCATTACGCCGATATAGTGAGGGGATGGCATATTACAAGCCGATATGCCAGCGGTCAAGTAAGTATCAAACTTAAAAAGAATTTCATTGAGGCATCCGAAAACCTCATAATTAACTTGGCAGGGTTAATCCTTTATTTTATTTTGCTTCGGATGTATTATAGGCGTTGCGGAATCGAACCGCTAACCATTACGCCCATATAGAATGGCATACTTTATCCGCCGTATGCCGGGGCGGAGGATTATTATTGATATTAAAGTAATAATATCTATACGATTATTTATATTAACGCCGATAAAGGCGATAATAACAAGGATGGGGGGATTTTTGCGGAATCCCCGAAAAACCGCATAATTGCAAAATACAATTATGAATACTACATTTTATAGGGAGAGGGTAGTTATATTCCTTCTCCCTATGGTACAATAACAAATATTATTAAGCAATTTATATAGTATGTTTTCCTTCCTCTAAACCCTCAAAGTTTGAGGGTTAAAACATATATTTTTATTGATAGTATAATGCTAATATAATATTCTATTTTCATTTGGTATCGTTACATTGTGCTTTTTTGCTTTCACGGTACTTTTTAACCCGTTCAGCAGTTGCGATTTTATTTGCCTTTTCTTGACATTCAAAGCAACGAAAACTTTTATTATTTTTGGTTGCAGTTGTAAATACTTTTCCGCAATCCTCACAAACACAAAGTTTTTGTGTGTTCGTGTCGGTTACTTCATTTCTGCAAGTTTTACAATATTTTTGTGCATTTGATGTTTTCCGGAAATATGTACCGCAATTTTCGCACATAATAACTTTCTTATCGCCTTTGTAATGTTGATATTGATACCCGATATTTCGGAAATCAGATATAAACAATTCACATTCCGAATCATCATCATCCATAAAGGTTACACGAATATTCATTGTATCGTTTCTTTTCGGCAGTTCGATATAACCGGCGGTAAAAAGTTTATTGATTTTCAAATCCTGCTCATAAATGGTATCGGATATATTAGCCATTTTGAAAAGTTGCATTATTTTTTCGTTAATCCATCCGTTATTGTTTGGATTTTTAGCGTGTCCGAGTTTTGCAAAACATAAAGCGGTAAATGCTAATCTTTCAAGCGTTGCATTTTTCAATTCTGCGATTTTATCCAATTCGTTTTTAGAAATGCTTACACCGTCAATTTCTAACAATGGATATTTCCCGGCGTTCTTTGCGACTCTTTCACAAAATGTATCTTCTCCAAATCCGCACATTATCCCGGATTGCTTTTCCATTATTTCAATAAGCAATGATTTAATCTTTTTCCACCGATAACCGCAAATCCAATAATAATACCGTGCCATAATATTTAACACTTTATTGAATTTTACATTTTCGGCAAATGCAACACCGCCATTGATAATGTTTTCTGCAAATTCTTTTTCATTCAAGATAATTTTTTCAATCTTCATCGGGTCAAGATATAATGTTTTCTTTGTAGTTGTAATCATAATTATTCCTCCTATTTTATCTATGGGTAATAACCCGTTATCTTTTAATAATAATAGGATTAGTATATATACTATTCTTAAATGTATAAACAAAAGTATATATTTAATCCATTTTTTATCGTGTAAAGTCTCCTAAATAGAGGGTTTACAAATGGTTTATGCTTTTTCTATTCTTGAAACTTTTACATTCTAAATCATTACACTGATTTTCTATATTTTTGAACCCTTGCAGCGTTCAATTCTTTATTGCGTTTTTGTTGGCAATCATAACATCTATGTTCTCTGTTGGATTTTCGAGTAAATTCAAATCCGCAATCTACACAAGCAATTATAGATGATTTCCTCCGCTTTTGAGCAATGCAAGAATCACAATACCGCTTATTATTCTTTGCGGAATTATCAATGATTGCACCACAACCAGCACAATATGTATATCCACTATCCAGCAAAGTACCATAGTAGCAATCAAGAGCCGCAACGCATAGTTTAATATCGTACTTTTTGAAAAGCACATTCCAGCGAATCCGAAATCTATTAATAATGTCATATACTTCACATTCTTTTTCTTCTTTGGTTAATGCTCCCCAATCGGCAGCAGAATAATCACCATAAGAAATAACGCCATATATATCTTCTTTGGTTACTTTTTGCGGGATAAAATAGGAAAATGTATATACATCGTATCTCACACAAAAATCATTGATACGCTCTAATAATGTTTCCTGCTTGATTTTCAGAACATCCGCCATCTTTTCAAGAAGGCATTGCTTTATAACCATTTTATCATATCCCCTCATATAGCAAGCGGATTTATATTTACATTCTTTGCATTTCATTTTTAGCCTCCTTATATGCTAATAAAATAACTGTTTTATTGTTGTTTCTATGTTTTGCAAGTTAATAAAACTTGCATTTTATTGTCATTTTTAGGTTTGGGCGGGCGGTTTTGTAAAGACTGACTTAATCATATACTTTTCGTTGTCGGTTAGATTCTCATACACTCCATAGCGAAAAGAACATATCACACTAAAAATCAATAATCGAATATATAAACGAAACCAACAAGGAAACACATTGCCATATTCTATGGCGGATAGTCGCAAATATAGCAGAATCGAATAGGGCAATGATACTAAACTTATTTAATAAGATAAATACTTTAATACAATTCCTTTAAGTTTAGTATTAAATATAATAAATACAATTCTTTATCCTTATTACATACTATTCTTGTATTAGTAACGATTCTTATATACAATTCTTTAAGGATAAAGAATCGTATTAATTATTTAATATATATATATAATAGGATAGGGGGAAAACTCCCGACACAAACGCCGGGAGTCTTTCATCATTCAATATGTGTATGAATAAATTATATCGGTAATCTGATTATCACATTCATCTGACAATTCCGGGTATGTTTCTGCAATTCTTTCAAGTATAGTTCTTTTTAGTCTTGTATATAGTTCGCCTTTGCCGGTCTTTCCGTAAATAGCGGATAAACCATTATCATAAGTACAAAGATTATGCCGAATGTAATTGACCATCCATCTTTCAACCGTGTTTTCATCTGCTTCATAAGCATTGCGGATTTCGTAATCATCCCACCGGGTATTTATATCATACCATTCTTGTTTTGCTTTTAATGCTTCATCCCTTAATTGCTTCATATCAATTTTGGCTATTGTTATTGACTTCAAAACGGAATCAAGAATCATTTCGGCTTTTGCCCTTTTGGTTTCAACGGCTTTTGCTGCTGATGATTTGCGGTTTTGCTTTGCCTTTAACATTTCTTGATATTCATCTGAATCCATAACGGCAATAACAACGGATTCATCCCATAATTTCATAGGCGAGGCACATTTATAATGCGGATTTGCTTTTAATGTTGGTTCGGGTAATAACTTTTCAATCATTGACTTTGTAAAGCCCATTTCGATAACCGTTGATTGTGTAATCATCTTTGCTTTTTGTGTCTGCTCCATTAAGCCAAAACCTCCGTTAAAAATCTTTCCATTTGGAGCATTTCATTTATGTCATTGTATTCCGTTTCGATTTCGGAATTGCAACCCGCCATTAAGGAAAGGTTATTATCTCTGTATTGGTTTTCGCTCCAATAATCACGAATCATCTTTATGTAGTTCCGGGCAGTAATGCCGATAGCATCCGCCCATTTCGGATTAAGAATTATATCCGCACCGATTGAAACACCGTTGATATATCCCTCACCGTCAAATGATACAAACAAATAACACTTTACCTTGTTTGCAATGCTGCGGGGAAGATAACCGCATTTTGTTTTTTCTCTGATTTCTTTTCGTGCATTGGCGATAAGTGTTTTTTTAATCTCATCACGCACACAAGAGCCGGAAACATAGATTTTCACGAAATCCCCGCTATCCTCTATGCTTTGGATTTTCCACGGAATAAGAAATTGTTTGTTGTTTCTGTTGTCTGCAAGTTTCATTTTGATAACTCCTTTTCGTTTTATAACAATTATTAGTTTCGATTTCAAGCGGTTTTGCTTGATTTCGTTTATAGTATATACTATTCGTTTCGATTTGTCAACCCCTTTTTTGAAAGTTTTTAGAAAAAGTTGAAATTATATCTTGACATAGTTACTAATTCGTGATACAATAGTAAACGAGTTACAAAGCATTAAACACTTATAATTGATAACATTTTTATTATATGTGTTTATTAGCCGTTTAGTTCCGTTTTAAGAGCCGTTTATATTTAGGGGTATAATTACACTAATAATATATCAAAATCGCTTGTAGGGCGTTTCTGGGGCTTCTACTGGGCATATAACAAGGGAGGATAAAAGCAATGATAAAATTATGTGGAGAAACACCGGAATTTTCTATTGAAAATCCAAAAGCATTATTGAAAGAAATGTTAAGTCAATCCGGGTTATCACTTGCAAAGGCAGTAAACAAAATGGCAGAGAATCACCCGGAATTGAAAACAAGCACACAAAACATTTCAAATAAGTTATCCCGCAATTCTATAAACTTTTCCGAAATGGTAGCATTAGCGGAGGCGTGTGGCTTTTACATTTCATTCACTACAACGGCGGATGAAATTATCGTACAACCGCCAACAAATAAGATAGAACAACACTTTAACACAACATTTGATGAAAAAATGGTTGAAGGCATATCCTCTTATGTTTCGGAGCATATGAAAACGGTAATTGTTGCCGGACGGAATGCGGATGCTGCGGTTAGTTGGATTCAAACATTTTGTGATGAACACAAAGACGAAATACAAACATTGATTGATGAAACAATGCTATTAACCACGATTCAAGAAAAATTCGATGTTCAATGTAAACCGACATTCAAAAAGCCCATAAAAGAATGATATGCCATTAAAAGCCGTTTAGAGCCATTCTAACGGCTTTTTATTTTAGCATAGTAATTATACCCTTAATGCGTTAAAATCGCTTGTAGGGCGTTTACGGGGCAAATACGGGCATTATACGGCTTTAATAACCAATTCCAACAAATGAGGCGGAATATAATGATACTTGTTCCGCAATTCCGCTATTGTTGTTTCCTTTGTAATTGGTTTACTAAATCGGATAGATGTTAATATGTGTTCCGCTATCAGAGTTCCGCAAAAGTCCGACATATCACCCGTAAGGAATACAAAAAACTTTCTTTCACCGTCTGCAAGTATGAGCCGATTATCAATGTAAGCAAGTGTTGTTAATAAAATGCTTGTTTTATTGACTTCATCGGCAAAGGATGACGATAAAACGGTTATTTTATTGTAATTTTTGCCTATGGTAATAGGTTTTCCGGCTAATAGTTTCATTTTGTCGGAAATGCTTGATTGAATGTTGCTTGTTTGCTTGATTTTCTGCATAAAAATAGCCCTCTTTATAAGTAATATTACCTATAAAAAGGGCGGGGGGGGTATAAAAATAGCACCCATAGACAATGGATGCTTTACTTCACTATTGCACCCATCATTCAAGCATTACCACCTTGCAATATGTAGGTTGGTGTGCGGTCTCCGGGCTTGTCCCTCACGCACTCTTTATAGGTTGAAAGTATTATATCACTAAATAATCAAAAAGTCAATAATATTAGTTCAAAATATTGCTTATCCATTCATTGATATTTTTTTCTACAAATTCTTTGATTTCTTCAATATTTCGTCTTTCAAGCGAATCAAATTTGATTATTTGCTTTTCCGCCATATCCTTTTTGAGCCAAACCTCCCACACCTTTCTTTTTTCGTCAATTACTAAATCAAAAGAATGTTCCTTGAAGTTGTAAGTTGTGGTAGTAATGGATTCGTTTTTGATGATTTCGCTTGTTATCATTTGTTTCCGTCTCCTTATTTTTTTATTGTAATATTTTATCATATTTCAATCAAAAAATCAATAGAAAACGGAGGATTTCTAAAAATGATTATTGCAAAACACTATACCATTGTTAAAAAAGGGGCTTGCATTATGTGTTAAATGCGGATATTCCGCTTTGTCCCTCTTGTAATGTGCCATACAAGCCGAGAGATAGCCGAAAACGGCTTGTAAAGGATTCAGAGGGTAAACAATACACCTTTCAATTACGGCGGTTAAAATGCCCTTTATGCGGTCATATGGGGATAGAAATACCGGATATAATAGAGCCGGAAAAACACTATTTCAAACTAACCATACAAGCAACCATTGAAGGCAAGATTGATTATTGTTCCGCCGATGATAGCACAATCCGCCGATGGAAAAAATAATACACCCGTTTTGCCTTTTGGTTTTCGCTCCATTTAATTATAATTGTGTTGGATTCCATAAGCGGGAGGCGGTGATTATGTGTTTAACTCATCGTAAAAAGCGGAAAAAGGCGGTAATAATTGCAATTTTGCTTGTTTTGTTCGTTTTATTGCTTTTATTACTTCTTAAATCGTGCCACAATAAAGATAATGCACCTTCAGAACAACCAACACCGACACAAAAAACGCTTGATTTTGAGCCGTACCACGACAAAAGGATAAATATACCGGGGGTTTCCGGCATTCACCTTGAATCAGGGCAATTAAATCAAAAGGTTAGTTTTTATAATCCATCGGATAATAATTGTTATTTTGTTATTTCCTTGTATCTTTCGGATGATACTTGTATCTATCAATCGGATTACATAGAGCCGGGAGAACAATTAACAGATATAACATTGTCGCAATCGTTAGAAAAGGGATTATATAAAAATTGTCGGTTATGTTATCGGTGCTTTTCTCTTTCCGACAAAACCGAATTAAACGGCAGTACGCAAACAATAAAAATCAATACACAATAACGGAGGTAAACACTATGAAAAAGATTATTGCCCTTGTTCTTTCTTTGGTTATGGTTTCGGTTATGTCATTAACCGCATTTGCAGCATCCGAGCCGCCGCAATATCAACAAGATATGAATGTAACCGCTATTTCTTATTCAACCTTTAATTACTCAATCCCGGAAACATTAGAGGTTTATTCCGAATACACCGAATTTCAATTAAGTATAAGTAATTGTGATGTTGCTGAAGGTTACGGAATAGAATTCCATATGATGAACGGTAAAGGGAATGGCGTATTAGAATTAACGAATACCAAAGACGAAACGAAAAAAGCGGATGTGCAATTTTTCAACGCAAATAAAGAAACTATCCCATATGGCGATATTGCCGTTTTCACTTCATCGGATATAGAGAGCAATAATAATGTCAAAGTAGCATATGCAAGTTTGCTAAACGGTGATAGCACACCCGCCGGAACATATACCGGAATAGTGAATTTTAGCGTTAATCTGATAGAGGAATAAAAACTAAATCGCAAAAATAAAAGGTGTTCCGCCGTAATGGTTGAACACCTTGATTTTTTTATTTACTTTGCTTTTGTGCTATCTTTTCCCGATATGCTTTTACCTTATCCGCATATATAGGATTTGTCAATCTATCAAGAATGGATAAAGCAT